GGCTGATTTGTACTTAGAATCTTTCTTTTGTTTTTCTATCTTTGCTTGCATTCTTATGCCAGCATTAGGATCGGGAGCACACACGGCAAAATTCTATAAAGGTTAATTGTTTAGGCCCGTGAGAAATTTCTCTCAAAAATTTAAAGCCTAAAAACTTGAGTAGTTTTAAATGAACAGTATTACGTTTATCAACGATGTTCCATAATAGCGGTTCAGATCTACTCTCAATGAATCGCTTTGCTTCCCTTGCGAAGGTAATAGGGTAGTCATGTATTGCAGGTGTGCATAACATCCAGACTTCACCGTTAGGACCAACTCCAGCCATACCAGCAGTCTTGCCGTTAGGCACCTCAAACCATACACAGGAGCACCTGTGAACAGCCAAAGTGAGTTCTTCCATAGGATCTAGCCCATGACCTTCTTCGACCTCTCTACGGTCTTCTGGAAGTAAATTAGAGGCTACAGTAATTGCAGCCTCAATTGTTGCAGGGTGAATATATTTAGACACGTCTATAGTGCATAGGGGACCAGTCACCTTCCCAAGACATAGCTCTTAGGGTAGCAGGTGCTGGGTGGGAGGATTTTAAAGTTACATCTACATTTGTATTTCTTTCATATACTGGAATCTCTTTAATTTTTTCTGATAAATATGGAGCGTCTGAAACCTCATACTCATCTAAATCAGCAGATTCATATACTTCAGTATAGTCAGCCTTACCTACTCTAGTTAATGTAGTTTCATATAAACCTATCTTACCGAAGTTTAACTTCATTCTATGTACAGTAAGTTTAGAGTTAACATCTGATTGTACAGCTTCTCCTTCTGATTTCTGTAGATAGAATCTAGGGAACTGTACATTATATTCATATAGATAACCTATATAATGTGTACCTGTAGACCAATCTCCAGGTACTGTAAAGTCATCATTATTTATTACAGTACATTCAGCATATCGTCCAACTCTAACAGCATTAGAATCTACATCTACTAATACAAGGGTACCATTAGGTGAGGTTACTTGATCTATCCAATCAGATTGGTTAGTAAATGTAGTTAGTTTAGTAGTAGCATTATAAGACCCACTACCTACAGTAGTCCAATTATCTAAATGTATTAGATACTCAACACTATCTTGAGTAATACTAGGATCTCCAGTTTCTTGTGTCAGATTGATACTCTGTAAGAAGTTATCTGTATCTAAGAAGTAGTATTGATCGTTAACAATGAAATGATATTTAAGTGGGTTATTATGTTTCCATTTAAACCAAGCAGCTTGTAAAGATTTTTCTCCCTGTCTTAAATACTTATATCCTATTACTTCATCTGAATCAGTCTTACCGAATAATACTATATTATTCTCTCTTGAGTTTGTTACTAAATCAATATCTTTTGGTATAAGTGTAGGTACCAGTTCTGAAGAATTAACTACAACAGCATCTTGTTCCCTAGCTATCTGTGCCATCTCCATAAACCTAGTATGTCTATTAGAGTTGTCTATATACCCAACAGTATTACCTAATGATATAGGAGGTACTACTTCATTATAATTATATCTAGATACTGATCTTAACTTAGCTGTATCTGGATTCATTATTTCAGCATCTGAAGAGAATAAGAATTGCTCATTAGTACTGAAACATAGTAATCCAGCTGGTATTTCTATAGCATCATATAAATCAGATGGAAATGTAGAAGAACATGAAATATCTATAGGATCTATACCTGATACTGTTAAAGCTGTATCAGACCAGAAGTTAGGCATTGTTAAGTTTCCAGGTCTAGATGTTATCACATTCTCACCAGATAAAAATGTTAATCTATTACGAAAGAATAGTACTTTATTTATCTTGTTATTTATAAACGAAGGTACAGGATTAGTTTCATCGTCTCCTACTTCACGTACAGCGTAATCATATCTTTTTACTAAAAAATCACCATCTGCTTGACGCTGTAATACGTGAGGCATAGTAGTATTATTAAAATTAGAAGCTATACCTGGAGCTGGACATTCAGTCCAACTACCTGAACCATCTAAATTATTTTCACCAATAAATTGTAAATAGTAATCATCCTCATTAGCCATCTTACTATTGGCTATTTTGACAATAGCATTATGTTTACATTGAATTGGTAATACAGTTACATCATTTATTTCAGAACCCGTTACTCTCATAAGATCTTGATCTACTACTTCTACATTGAAAGAAGTGCTAGAATGAAGATATATACCATTACCTATTATTTTATAACTTACACTACCTGGAAGTTCAGCAGCTATACCAGCTAGTATCGTATCCATAGTAACTGCTGTGTCTGCATCAAACGGTGTAGGTACAGGTCTAACACCTTTTAAATTTATCTTTGCATTTATAGTCTCATGGTCTTCAACACGTACAGTATAATTATAAGATGTTTTAGCTTGATCTAATGTAACTGTAGCAGTATCCCCTGTATCCCAGCCTTCTCCACCATGTAGTAATGAAATATTTCTATTGTATGAACAGCTATAAGCATTTGCTGGTACTTCACCTGAATCATCACCATAGCTACCTATTTGACCTTGTTGACCATGTGTAGTGATACGAAAAATTAGATTCTTTTTACTACCATCAGTAACACTAAATACTTGTGTACCTATACCTGGACATGTACCAGTACCAGCACCTTCATCTAAAGTATCAGATTGTATTTTTATTCTAGTAGCTCTATCAATACCAGTAGTGTTTTCATTGTTATATATATTAAGACTATACTGCCTTCCATTTTCAGTTCTTAGTATTTCAACATAAGCAAAATGCTCATGAGGTCTAGCAGGTGTAGTACCTGTAGTATGTACTAATTTACTTCTATTATTTAAGAATGTAGTATCATTAATAGTTAATGCTTGTATATCTTCTGTAGCTGTAGCACTACTAGGAGTTAAGTAAGAAGTAATAGATGTATGAATTGAATTACTTCCATCATATGCACTGTTATCTGTATGATACCATACATTCTTTTCAGTACCATCATTACAACTCCACACTCTAACCTTACCATCACTAGCTATCTGTCCTATATATGATCCTTCTGTCTCATCTCTATAGTAATGGAACCAAGAACCATTAGACTGTACATTAGCTAATGGTGTAGTTCCTATTCGTTTTGATCCAGGTCTTTTGTATAACCCATTTATTATATCTGGTATAGCATTCTGTACACTCTTCACCTGCCCTGGAAACTTTAATTGATCAGGTTGTTCAGAGATACCACCAGTATAACTAGGTATAGTTTGTGTAATACCTGCCATTATCTTCTAAGATTTTTCCAAGGTTCATATGCGGTGTAAACAGAATCTTCTGGTAGACCAAACATATTATGATTGCCTTGATTACATTCATACTCTTGACAAGTTGCTCTTGCTTGTTGTTCTTGTAATTGTAATAGTTGTACTAGTTGAGCGTTAGCTACAAGCTGTGTAGCTGCCATACGACTAGCTTTATATATTATATACCTTTGGAATACAGAAGGTATATCTTCAAATGCTAGTAGTTTAACTATATCTAATTTAACTGTAGTGTGATCTGAGAAGTCATCAGTATGATTATACTTATCATATAGATAACCACTCCTCTTTACTACATCGTGAGTTCTATCTACCCAGCCATCTGTTGTATCCATTCTTAGTATATCACTACCAATAGCTATTTTACCATTGCTATCAGGTGTATACTCTACATGCCTTTCTGTGTTGAAGTGCCAGCCTTCATTCTGTAAATCAACATTAGCATCTCTTAGTAAATTATATATAAATCCTATCTCTGGATTCTCTTTTACTATTGAAGTGACTGGTGACTGACCGATAGCTCCCAGTATTGAGTTAACTGCGGAGAGTTCTGTCTCGGTATCAATTGTCGTGGAAGCCATAAAATTTTATAATAAAAAAGGGGAGCGTTAACTCCCCCGTGTGAATAATATTAACCGAATGCAGCAGGCTTAGTGTCTGTTCCAGCGAACAGTTCTACAGCAGCAGCAGGGTTTAGATAGTCAGCCCCCATTGCGAGCCTTCCTAATATAACATCTCCTTGGTAGATGACTGATACATCTCCTGATGTTACTTGGACTTGAGGTCCGATTGCCTCAACACAACCTACAGCTTCTTTCTGGAATATAAGTCCACAAGTGTTGTTGAACTTAGCTTCTTGTCCGTAGTCATTTACGGTACGCTGTCCAGAAGGAGTTGTATTAGCGTGTTGATCACCCATTGCTTCACCAACGAATGAACCTGTGTTACCAGGATCAGTTGCACCTGGAGTAGTTCCATCAGCACCACCATACTTAGTACCGAACTTACCGAAGAATGGTATGTTCATTGACTTGTAAATCTTGATACCAGCAATCTCATAAACACCCTTACCTGATTGTAGGGCATCTCCTTGCTCGTCTCTGTTTACTAAGTAAGCACCAATACCTGATCCGTCTAGTCCCTTGATAAGAGCATAGTACTGACGAGGGTTTAGTACGGCGACTCTACCTTCAGTTGAAACTCCCTTCTCATCTAGTGCAGCTGCAGCATCATAGAATGCAGTAACTAGATCATCAGGCTCATATGCCTTACTAGCATTAGTACCTGAAGCACCAACTTGAATCTGAGTTCCACCTGGCTCAACATAGTTAGCCTTTGTGATAGGTGAAGCTTTACGTGCAGCTTTAGTTACTGCTCTGAAGATTCTCCTGTCATAATTCTCTGCTAATGCGTAACCAATCTTACGTGAGATTTCTCCACGTAGGTCATAGTGTGCAAGAGTCTCGTCTAGCTCATAAACGAATGCACTGGAGATCAATAGATCGTCGCAAGTGATTGTCTTCTCAGCTACAGGAGGTGCTCCGTCACCATTACCTAGTATAGAATTTCCTGGTGTATGGAATTCCGCATTAGTGCGACCTGTGTAGATGAACTGTAAAGACTTACCGTTCTTCAAGGTACGCTTAGTGATAAGGTCTCTAGCAATTGTATTGCGTTGGAACCCTTTGAATAGCTCTCCACTAAAGAGCTTGAGATATAATTCTCTACGTGCAGCAGTTGTTGTAGCTGCACCGTTATCAGCACCACCCCAGGTTAAACTTGTGGTAGTGGTACTATTTTGATGTGCCATTGTTATGGGATAAATTTTATATTACTTTCTACACGTGTAAATTTTTTGATCATTTGTTTGTGGTCTTTCCCACCGTCTAGACGGCTAAAGGGTATCCTGCGTACAGGGCCAAAAGCCAATTAGTCAGAGATCCGACACTGAGGTGTCTCTGACCTATGATAATTTAAATGTGAACTCTCTACCATAATAAAAAAAGGCCAGTAGTCCGAAGACTACCAGCCATAGAGAATTAAGTTTCTCACACTGTTTCAGGAACTTTTTCGGTTTCTTTATCAGATTCCTCATGTTCTTCTGGTTTATTGTGATGAGATTCAGGCTCTGGCGTATATCTTGTGACAAACGCCATGTTTCCTCTGGATTGGTGTGCCATTAGCAATAAGTTTTCTTGGTGTATGATACGCCACGATACTTGAGTTTAGTTAGTCTTTTAAGATCTAATTGCTCTTTAACACGAGCTTGTAGTTCTACTGGAGACATAGTAATTACCTCATAGTACCTAAGCCCCGTTCCATGCTCAGGTTTCATGCGTCCTATAACAGGATGAACGGACGTGACGTTTAATATGCTTTCTTTGTACCCTTTTTCTTTTTAGGTGGGCGTCCTACTTTTGAACCATATGTTCCTTTACCTTGTGGCATAGTTCTATCCTATAGTAATTTTTTCTGCTGCTAAATCTAGTGGGAAATTATGAGCATTTCTTTCGTGCATTACTTCCATACCTAGATTAGCACGGTTTAATACATCTGCCCATGTAGGGATAACCTTACCCCCTGTAGCTAACACGGATTGGTTGAAGTTGAACCCGTTGAGATTAAAAGCCATAGTGGAGACTCCCATAGCGGTAAGCCATATGCAAACGACGGGCCAAGTAGCAAGGAAAAAATGTAA